ATGAATAAAGAATTTTTAGCATCTACTTCTGTCTTTGCAGAAATGGCAAATAATAATATAGATCTTCAAAAAATAATAAATGAATTTATTATTAATACCTATATACTTAATAACACATACTCTCAAAACACTTCAGAAATAAGGAGTGAATTAATTGAACATTTTGACATCGACATACCAGAAGCTATTGTTAGAACGCAGCTTAAAAGACTCAAAAAAGACAATGTTGTTGAACAAATTGACAGTCAATTTATTATTAACCCCAAACACAGGGAGAGTCGAAAATATGTTAATGATGATGTAAATATTAAAAAAGACATACAGTTAGAAATTTTTAAAAATCTATCTGCTTATGTTATTTTGCAAAAAGGTCCGTTGATCAATGGAGATGAAAAATCACTTGAAAGTAGCTTTGTAGAATATTTATTTGACAACACAGTAGAAGATAAATATTCCACTTTAATAAGTGCATTTATAGTAAAAAACGATCACGATACAGAGTTTCTTAAAGAACTTAATTTAATTAGAGAAGGCTCTACTATTCTTAAAGGAATATACTATACTTCTGATTTTAACGACATAAATGTTTGGAAAGATAAACTCACAATATACTTAGATACTGAACATCTTTTGAGCTTAAGTGGTCTTAACGGAGAAACATTTACGCTTATGCTAATGGACTTTTATAATTTAGTAAGAGATATTAACACGAAAACAAAGTCAAAGGGTGATAAATTAATTAAACTGCAATACACAAAAAATGCAAAAGAAGAGATTGAGAAGCTTTTTTATGTAGCTAAATTAATTATTAGGGGAAAAGCAGCATTACAGCCCGGTAAAACTGCAGTTAAAAAAATTGTAGACGGTTGTTCAGAACCATCAGATATTACAAGAAAAGTAAGTGAATTTTTCTCTTCGTTAAGAAATATGGGAATAACTGAAGCCGATGAAATTGATCTTTTTGAAAACCCAGAATATAATATTGTTGATAAAAAAGCATTTATAAAATATTCCACAGAAAAAAATGAAGAACAAATAAATAAAATTTTAGAAGAATTTACTTATATAAATATATTAAGAAACGGAAAAAACAATACTGGTTTTGATAAAATAGGTCACATTATAATGACAGGAGATAGAGTTACCCGTTCTATGAGTTTTGATAATGACTTAAAAATTATAGGTAGTGATTTTTCTTTTGCAACAGATGTCTATTATATAACCCAGAAATTATGGTTTAAACTCAATAGAGGTTTAGGCTTTACATCTCCTTTGCCATCCACTTTAAATGTCGTGAACAAAGCTAGAGTGATCATATCAAGTCAAATTAATTCATCTGTTAGAAAGAGGTTTAATTTACTTGAAAGAGAAATTGCTGCTGGAGCTAGAACGAGTGAAGAACTCGAAGAATATTACCTAAGATTAAGATCTAATACATTTAGTCCAGAAAATATTATTTCTGAATCTCTAGAAGGTCAAATAGACTTTATTTATGATGATGATGATTTAGAAAATTATTTGAGAAATAGATCTGCCGAAAAGTCTGCATTAAAATGGCGTAAACAAAAAGTTGAAGAATTGGAAGCAGCATCAAAAATAAAAGAAGAAGAAACCCGAGAAATTCAACAAAAATTAATTGAGAACTCCTCAAAAGATGCTAATAGAATTTATGGTGTTTACATAATTTCGGCAAAGTTGTCAATTAGTAGTTTAATAATTTTAATTGCTTTTGTTGGCTACATAATAAAACAAGAAACTGACTCTACTCTTTCTGTTATCGTTTTTGCAATTTCAGGAATTTCTCTATTATCAAGTCTACTTAGCTGGAAATCAATAAAAATAAAATTAAAAAAGAAGGCATTTAAAAATCATAATGAGTTAAATAATCAATAAAAGAAATTACATATGAAATTAATTTCATTTTGGATAAATCGCATAAAAAAAAACAAGGTTATATCAACTATTTTAGTGGCATGTTTTTTTATCCTTTGTCTTTTAGTCTTTATAACAGTCCAAGCAATTGTAGAAACTGAAAATTGGAAGTTCTTTGATATTGACTTTATTAATAAAGAAAATATAATTTCTGGATATAGTGCATTACTTGGCGCTATTTTAAGCTCTATTTCAATTATTCTTTTAGTTTACACAATTTATCTACAAAGCGCAGAGTCCAAAAAACAGAAAAAAAGATTTAAAAAACAACATGCACTTCAGAAAAAACAATTTGATAGCGAAAAGTTAATAGCAGAAAATAAGGAAAGATCAAGTAAGTTTTCGCTTATAAAATTAATTTCCGTTTTTCTTGATTCAATTATTAAACACATATAAGAAACTGGAGATGAATTATTTAAATTCATTAAAGCCGAAAAGGAGAATCCACTTAAAATGAATATGCTTTTCTTTTTAGTAAATAAAAGTACTAGTAAATTGATAGAAATGGATCACTTGTCAATCTTTAAAAGTTTTGAATTATTTTTTAAAGATGAAAAAGATTGGATTATAAACTATCAAGTTCTTTTTAATTCTGTTGGTTTTTATAATGATGCCCTTTTAGAATTAAGAGCAAATTATGATTACCATAAAACTGATAAATATTCAAGAAAGAAAAAAATTGGAGAAGAATTGAAAACCTTAATGGATGAATCATCAAGATTACTAAATAGATATAGACAAGAACTTAACGACACTTACCTTGCGTATCCTTTTGCAGAAGTGATAAATGAATTTGTTCCTAAATACTATGAATATTTACAAAAATATCAAGACACAAAAGAGGAGACAGATTTTGATGATCTTTCTCAAAATTTATTATATGATTTTCTCACTAAATGCATGGCTATAAAAAAAGAAATTGGTTTTGATAATTTTGGTATCGAAGAAATAGTGACTCAAGTATCATCTATTAGAAAAGAAATATGGTTATTAAAAAATGATTGTATCTATTTTGCTACAAACAATGAAGAAAGACATGCAATGTTATTTGCAAATGAAAGTAAAAGTTTAATCAAATTAAAGGAATTAAAAACCTCTTTAGATCAGAAAATTAAATTGTTAGAAAAGTAATTTTAATCGTTAGAATTCCCCGACGCTCTGCGTCGGTGGTCAAGAGGAGAGTTTGAAAACCTGGGTTTTCATCAAACTAAAAATATAGTTTTTTTTCCGCTTGATACCTCTATGGCTCTGCCTCGAGGTAGTTCATTAAATATTATGTTCGACTTAAATAAATACGGCTTAACCCCTCTAAAAAATGCACAAAATTTTAAAGAACTTTATTCAATAACAGAGGTATATGCTAGAGCTGCAACAGCTATTTTTGAAACTAAAAGCTCACAAGAAAAAAGTTGTCCAAAAAACACTTTTTTAGGCCTCTGTGAATTGGGCTTAGTAAAAGGAATTCCAAAAGGAAATTATACGAAATCTGTTAAAAATAAAGAATATGCTCTGCAGGCTGTTGAGATCTTAAAGTGGGCTGAAACAAAAACATTTACACCAAAAGAATTATGGGCAGCATTAAACCCCGGAGACAAAAGATCTAATTCTCAAATGGAGGTGGTTTTGGCACTTTGGAATGAGGGTTTGATTGTGGAGTAAAAAAACGAATAGTACAAATGAAAGCGTCAAAATTAGTATGGAGTCAATTAAGAGAGTACGATACGTTCTTTTCATAAAATTTAAGACCTTCACAATCCGACAGTAAAACAGTTACTATAAAGTCATGAGCGAAACCAACCATATCGAATACAAACGAGAACTTTCTAAAAAAGTAGATTTAGCAAAGGAAGTGATTGCATTTTTAGCGATCGTATAGAAATTACATCTACAGGTTCCCTGCCTGATGGTTTAAGTGAAAAAGAATTTTTTGAAGGCTATTCAATTCCTAGAAATAAAGAGTTGATTCGGGTTTTTAAAGATTTAGAACTGGTGGAGCAGTTAGGTTCTGGTATTCCTAGAATTAGTGCGTATTATCCAAAAGACTGTTTTCAGTTTTCAGATAATTTTTTAAGAATTGTGTTACCTAAAACTACAAGTAACCAAGATAGTAACCAAGAAGGTAACCAAGATAAAACGGCTCTATTCAAATTAAGTAGTCACGAATTAGAAAGGTACGTTAAGTTAGTTTCAGAAGTATTAGATAAAGGCAGCAAGAGCGATACCCAAACAATTATTAATAAATACAAAGTAATTGCTAATGGGCTGACAAACCATGAAATTAAAATTTTAAAATTCACCTACAATCCTAAAAAGAAAAAGGAAATATTAGAAGATTGTTTACATATCAGTAATCAGACAAAAAATTTCAAGTATCATACAGATAAACTATTGAGACAAGAATTATTAAGAAGAACATTACCAAATAAACCTACCAGTAAGTTTCAAAAATATTACACCACTGAAGCAGGTAAAGTCTGTTTAAGTTTATTAGAGAATAAAAAGGAATAATAGCGTATAATTTGCAGGCTATTGAGGTTTTAACAAAAGCATAAATCCAACACTAATTTACCCAAAGAAATATGGAGTGAATTAAACCTTGAAGACAAAAGACGCTTTAATTAGTGCCATTAAAGATTCTTTAAAGTAATAATGTATCTTTAATCAAAAAAAAAATCATGTGTTTCCATATTTCCTTAACCAAATCCATAAAAGATATAGAAATTCAGTCTAAAATGATATTCAATGATCCTTTGTCATTTAAGCCTTATTATCATTTTAATGGATGGGAAACAAAGAATTTAGCCATCGTAAAACAAGATGATCCAACATCGATAGTAAATTCAACTTGGGGTGTATTACCAACAAAATATGATGTATTAAAAAGAAAAGAGTTTTTAATAAAAACGAATACTCTAAACGCTACCAGAGAGCGTTTATTTGAAAGTAATTTTTTTAATCAATTCATTAGAAAGCAGCGATGTTTACTATTTGCAGATGGTTTCTTTGAACCTCATTCAGCTATTGGAATAAAAAATAAAATACCTTATTATTTTAAAGAAAAAAATCATGCTTTAATTGCTTTTGCAGGTGTTTATTCTGTTCTAAAGAATAGTTGTACCAAGCCTGTTTATTCAGCTTCTATCATTACTACAGAAGCAAATTCAATGTTTAAAGAAATACATAACACACCAAATAAATTAGGTAGTTACAGAATGCCTTTAATTTTAGATCCTACAGATTATAAGGATTGGCTGCAAACTTCAGAAGAAGATAAAATTAAAGAATTACTAAATACTTTTACATCCCAAGAACTATCGACTTACCCTGTTTCTCCAGATTTATTTTCGACTAAAAAAGATAGCAACATACCTAGTATTTTAAATGAAGTCCCCTTTCAACGAGGTTTGTTTTAAAAATAAAATGAACATCATTGAGAGGTGGAAAAATTGTTATGGAAAGGTTATTGTAGCTTTTAAAAGAATTTATATTGGTGTTTTTTTCATTAAACTCACTTTTGAAACTCTTTTATGATTACCTACGTTTAAACTTCCTTTTTAATGTGTATTTCAAAGCCTCTTGCTCAAGATCATCATTTGTCATTATAGTATTTTTTAAAAACCAAGCATCAAGTATTGATTTTTCAAAATACAGTTTTTTACCATTTTTTGAATGAGGAATATTACGAGAACCTGTCAATTTATAAATATTCGATGTTGAGATACTCAAATAGTTTGCCAGTTGTTTTAAATTCATTATTTTGGGAGAAGTAGGATTCCCTCTATTTTCTTGCATATCTGAATAGATATTTTCCAGTAATTTTTCAATGCGCTCTAATCTGTTGTTGATAATTTCGAAAGGATTTTCCATAGTTATTATTTTAAGTTTATTTTATTTCTTGTTAAAATTCTTGTATGAAGAGAGAAATTAGATAACTATAAAAACAAATAAAAATGAAAAAATGTATTTTTCAGAACTATTAAACTTAAAAAAACATTGAAAGCTGAAGTGAAATTGAAAATAATTAAAAGAAACAAAGATCAATTCCAATAAAAAACCCTTGAAAATCAATTGATTAACAAGGGTTTTGCGGAGAAAGAGGTTCTTCCACCTACCTTGTAACACTAGTGTTTATAGTACTTTCCAGAGGTTAACTTTTTAGGGTAACTAATAGGGTAACTCTCATTGTTTTACTTATAATTTCTTTCAATGTATAATTGAACTACAAATATAGAAATTATATTTCTCTCTTTTATTTAATAGCTTAAAAGTATTCCTACGAAACCTTTAGGAATATTAAAAGAAAAAACTTGTACCTTAATAGTGACAAAAATCATAGTTTTTAATTCACGTTTTAGAAACTAGTATAAAAACCCCTTTTAAAAGTTTATTTTAAAAAAAAAGGTTTCTAACTATAACGTTTTAACTTTAGCTAATAGTAGGATAAAAGCGATTTATCTTAACAAGATATGTGTTATTGCTCAAATTGGTCGTGCAATTCTAATATCTTATACAAAACTGGATTATCTTTAATTTCTTGTATCTCCACATCTACGACATAAGCCATATGGAAAGGGTTAAAATCAATGTCTAACATTTTTGATTTAATATTTTCATTTTCAAACTCGACTTTTAAAGCTGATTTAGAGATTGCCTCTATAATTCCCCTATCAATTGCTTTTGATTTAGAATTGTATTTTGCTGAATCCCAATAAAAAAGCATTTTTGTTTTTTTATTTAATTCTGGCTCTTTAAGTAACTCCTTTTCTTTTGTTATTGCATTTTGAATAGCATTAGCTTCTACTGAATTGAAATTCATTTCTATCGTAACATCTCCGAAGTTAAAATCTCCTGTAAAAACCATATTTGAACCCTTATCTTTTGCTACAGGTTTAATAATATTATTAAGGTTATTACAGTCTGTTATATCGAATTCTTTAGGCTTTGCATCTGTTTTACCTAATAAATAATCATAACTCAACTTTAGAAAAGCTGAAAATTCTATAACTGAATTACTGTTTTCAACAAAAGGAATTACCAAAGGAACTAAATCAGTTAGCTCTGTAATTATACTTCCAGTTCTGACTTCTTTTATATAGAATTTAGTAGTTTTACTTAACTTAAAGTACTCACTTTCAGATAGAAATTTGTAATATTGACTTCCTAAAGACTTAAACGAATCTGTAAAATCCATTATCTCTACTGGCTTAGTATTATCTATTTTAATTGTTAATTTAGCTTCTGACATTTTCACAATAATTTGCAATAAATATATTGAAAAAAGGAAAGACCCCATAACAATTTATATACTTTATATCTAATTATAAAGTTACCCTCTCCTTTCTCATATTAAATATAATTTTAAACTGTTTTCAGGGAATCGCTGGGAATCCCTAGCTGTGGTTGTATCGTTACTCTAAATTTGCACCAGAGTTAAACAACTATATAAACATTTAAAAAAACAAAATTATGACAGAACAAAAATTAAATTTCGAATTAACTGAGAAAAATGGTGATTATGGTATTATTTTTCAAGATACTAAACCAGTTGCTTTTGCAATGTTCAATAAAAAAGATTTCTCCCTAGCAGTCGCCTTTGAAAAAGGAGAAAGTAATAAGTATTCTAAATCACAAGTTTTTCTATCTGTATTCGATAAAACTAATAATTTTTATGGTGCAAGTGACTATAGAGTAACTGAAAATAATGCTATTTTTAACGCTCATAGTAAAAGATATACTGAATTAAACAACTAAACACTTATAGAATGTGGTTTAAAAGAATAAAACCCATTAGAGTGGTTCTAATGGGTTCTTATTTTACTAAATTCTAGTCTTTTAGTTAATCCTCACACTTCTTAAAAAGTCTCTGAACTTGGATAGGATTAAACTGCTTACCTCTTCTGGTCGTATATTGAAGTTTATTTAATTTATCCGCTATTTTCTGAAAAGTAAGACCTTCTTTGCGAGCAGAACAAATTACATCCATGGCCTGAATATTAGACTTATCATTACGTGCGTTTTCTTTGATTTTTTCAACACCTAATTTTTGAAATTCACCAAAACCATTTGGATTACCTAAACGGACAGCACCGTCAATAGGATTCATAGCAGAACCATCTTTGTTAATGTATATTCCTTTATCTATTTTTGCTTTTTTAACAGCAAGAGCATCCTTAATACGTTTAGAAATAACCTCAGCTTCATGCTCTGCAATTACTGAAAGCAATTGTATAGTAAGTTTATTAGCGTTAGGATTATCACAGCAAACAAATTCAACTCCACCATTAAAAAGTGCTGAGGTGAATTCTACATCACGAGCTAACCTATCTAATTTAGCAACAATTAAGATTGCTTTATTAGCTTTCGCTAATTCTATAGCCTTATAAATTTGAACACGTTTCTTTTTTCGTGTTCCTGTCTCTACCTCCGTAAACTCACCAACAAGATTACCTTTATCAATAATATGATTTGCTACAGCATTTTTCTGAGCTTGTAAACCAAGCCCAGATGCTCCTTGTTTTTGAGTGCTTACTCTATAATATGCTACATACTTTTTCATTAGGCTACTTGTTTTCCTTCTACAAAGTCAATAATATCAACTAACATATCACAATATACTCCTTCAATAGTTTTAACGACCACACGTTTTCTATTTGTAAAAACCACTCTATAAGTATCTAACCAATCTAATTCAACAGTTACCCACCCTTTATGCGTTAAACCATTTACTTGAAAGCTTAAACCTCCTACTCTAGTTTTATTTTCAGATAAAGAACAAAAAGATTTTGCTCCCCACGCCATTACGGCAGATTTATCTAAACATTTAATTTGGTTTAAAATTGTTTGAGCGATTTGTACAGACGCATTTTCCATGACTAAGTTTTTAAGTTACTCAAAGATAACACTTTTATAACAAATAGCAATCTAATGTTTGCAATTTGTTATAAAATATTTTATTTATGTTTTTTTACTGATTTAATCTCTCATAAACTTTCTTCAACATGTAGTTTTTAACTAATCCACCAAAATCTTTATCATCCATCATTTTGGAAAAAATATCTTGATTCTGCTCCATCCTTCCAATAAGCTTATCCATGAAAGCATCTTCAAAACCAAATTTAAAATTTGATAAAGAATTGTTCTTTGCTTGTTCAGATAATTTACCATCTGCAACTAACTCGGCTTCTATCTGGTCGAAGAACAATTTATCTGCATCATTAAATTCTGTTCCAAACCTATTATTCAACACGTTTATAATTTCAGATAATGCTTCTTGTTCTTCTTTATTCATGCGAATTCCAGCTCCATCCATACCTTCTAAACCAAACTCACCTTGGCTTTCCATAGCAATGTTTTGTTCTGCTACTCGCTGTAATCTGTAGTATTCTAAAGAAACCTCATCGCCAAGTTGAAACCTATCACTTTGATTTGTTCTTGGTAATTTCTTCAATAAAAATCTAGCATACGTAAATAGCTTTTCTAATTCTACATCGCTAAACGGCATAATTTGCGTTAAAAACGAATACAATCTGGTAAAAGTTTGTACCGCATGTTTAAAATTATCTTGTGTAATTTCTGTTCCAATTATATCGTCTTTACTATTTTCTTCTGGTAATTGTTTGAAGCGTTCTACAGCTGGGTCTATAAATGCGTTTAATTTTCCTTGTTCTTTTACAGATAATACTTTAGCAGATTTAAAAAACACGTTACAGAAATTATCAATTTCAGATTCCCAGATAACTTGTCCTTTTTCAATTTCAGCTTTTAAATCATATAACTGGTTTGGGTCTGTAGTGCTTTGAATTGTTGTTAACTCGTAATACGGTTGAAACGATTCTAGTATATCTTCGGTATCGTTTGTGAAATCTAGAATAAATGTATCTTCTTTTCCAGCATGCATACGGTTTAATCTGGATAAGGTTTGTACACATTTTACACCAGATAACTTTTTATCTACATACATGGTATGCAATAACGGCTGGTCAAATCCTGTTTGGTACTTATCAGCTACCAATAGTAATTGGTATTCGTCCGAACCAAACTTTTTTGGTAATTCCTTTTCCTTAAAGCCGTTTAGTTCTACTTCGGTTACCCCTTCTGGATAAGCATCATAAATTACTTTTCCAGAAAATGCTACTACCGTTTTAATATCGTTGTAACCTTTATTTTTTATGTATTTATCAAATTCTTCTTTGTAACGTACTGCATGTAATCTAGAACTAGTAACCAGCATCGCTTTCGCTTTACCACCAATTTTTTTAGATACTACCTGTCTAAAATGTTCAATGATAACTTCTGTCTTTTGTGCTAAATTATGCGGATGTAAAGACATAAAACGACCAATAGCTCTACCAGCTTGCTTTTTGTTAACCTTTGGGTCGTCTTCAATTTCTTTTGATAATTTGAAGTACGTTTTATATGTGGTATAGTTTTTTAGTACATCTAGAATAAAACCTTCTTCAATAGCTTGTTTCATGCTGTATAGATGAAACGGTTTTGGAACACCTTCTTTATCTGGTGTGCCAAAAACTTCTATCGTTTTCGCTTTTGGTGTTGCTGTAAAGGCAAAAAAGCTGAGGTTGTCTTGTTTTCCTCTGGCTACCATAGATTTACGTATCTGGTCTTCGGCATCTTCATCTAACCCAGAATAAACTTCTTCTAAAACAGCATCTTCCAAAGTTTTAGCAGATAAGACTTCTTTTAATTTCTTTGTTCCTTCTCCACCTTGGCTAGAATGTGCTTCATCAATAATAACTGCATATTTTTTAGATTGTAGCTCTCCAATCTTTTCTATAATAAACGGAAATTTCTGTAATGTGGTAATAATAATGTTAGAACCAGCTGTAATTGCATCGGCTAATTGTTGAGAATTCTTATCAATTTTCTGGACAACGCCTTGTTTGTGCTCAAATTGGTAAATGGTATTTTGTAACTGGCTATCTAATATTTTTCGGTCTGTAATAACAATTACAGAATCGAAAACTCGTTCGTTATGTTTGTTATGTAAGCTGGATAACCTGTAAGACAACCACGCTATCGAATTAGATTTACCAGAACCAGCAGAATGCTGAACCAGATAATTTTGTCCAGCACCTTTTGCCTTCGCATCTTTTGTTAATTTACGAACCACTTCCATTTGGTGAAACCTTGGAAATATCATGCTTTCCTTTTTCTTTTTTATGCCATTTAACTCGTAAAATTCCACGTTTAAATGTAGAAATTTACCAATTATGTCCATAAAACTATCTTTAGCCAAAACGTACTCCCATAAATAGGCGGTTCTGTAACCATCTTTATTGATAGGATTTCCAGCTCCGTTATTTGCTCCTAAATTAAACGGTAAGTATCTTGTTTTTTTACCAGCTAATTTGGTCGTCATTTCGCACTCGTCTGCATCTAAAGCAAAATGAACTAACGAACGTTTTTTAAATTGAAATATAGGCTCACTAGCTTCTCTATCAAATTGATATTGTTTTTTGGCATTGCTAACATTCTGACCAGAAAATTGGTTTTTAAGTTCTATCGTTGAAATAGGCAAACCGTTTAAACTTATGACCATGTCTAGCGAGTTCTTCCCTTTACGTTGGTAGTATAATTGTCTGGTAACTGCTAAATGGTTTCTACGATATAAAACCTCAGCTTCTGGATTTAAAGCACTTTCTGGACGAAAAAATGCCATATTAAACTTTACACTATAATCTGTAAACCCATTACGTAATACATGTAACGTACCATGAGCATCTAAGTCTTTTAATAAACGTTGAATGACTTTAGTTTCAACGGTATCTTTGTGCATGTTAGATAGCTTCTCCCATTGTTTTGGTTGCGAGTTTTTAAGAAACTCGATAACGTATTTTGGGAAAATTCCTAAATCTGCATCAAAATCTATGGAATGCCCTTTTACATATCCACCATCTTCTAACAATGACAATTCTATTGCAGTTTCAAATGTTAATTCTGTATGTATGCCTTTTGCCATAAGTGTATTTTTTATTGTGCTAATACTTCTTCTCTTACATCTACTTTGCCAGTAACCACCTCACTAATTAATGCAGTTTTGTATTCTTTTAGAAGTTCAATTTCTTGATTGTATTTTATAACAATTTCATCATATCTTTTTATTTCCTTCTCAACAAAAGAAATAATTTCAGTTTGTTCTTCTTTAGAAGGTAAAGGTATACTGGTAGATTTTACAATTTGAGTGTTTAAATTTGGTTGACCATATCCAGAAGCTTCTTCACGATAAATTGCAGTGTGGGTAGTGAAAAAATAATATAAAAATTCTCTTTCAACTTGTAAATCTAAAAAAGCTACAGAACCATCATTTATTGCTCCTTCTATCAATGTGATTCTAGGTACACCTAGAGTTGCTCCACTATTGGATAATATTAATGTTTCTGGTTCTAAAATTCTTGTTTGTTTAGCTCCTAATTCTGTTAAAAATGATTCCGTGCTATTAATAAATTTACCATCTGCATTTGTAACTTCTTTAACTGTTATCCAAGGCATAAAATCTCCATTAAATAAAAGCGGGTCACCAGCTGGTCTGGGTGAAGCCCCTCTAATCACCCTACTTAAATAGCCAATTTTAGAAGATTTCCAATGCGCTGGAATCTCACCCAACCACTCAATACCAGAATCTTTCATGGGTACATTTAGGTCTAAACCTTTGGTAACTGCTTGATTAATCATTGCAGTACGTTCTTCTTGGAACAAACTTATTAACTGCTCTTTTTTAGTAATTAAGGTGTCTAATTGTGCTGTTTTGTCGTTGAGGTAATTGGCTATTTGGGTTTGTTCTTGTAGTGGAGGAGATGTAATAAATAAATTTTTTAAGGAAGAAACAGAAACTCCTGGAATAAGTCCAGATAGGTTTGAATTAAATTGGTTCTTAAAAAAATTAGACTGTATAAAATAATATGTAAATTTATTTCCAGAATCAAGACAAGCTAATTTATTTACAAAAAAAGTGTCTTTTTCAAGAAAACCTATTTTTTTTCCCGCACTACCTCCTTCAATGCAAATAACAGCACTACCATTTCTTCCCAATTTAAAATTGGATTCATCTTCTTTAGATATTCTTATACCATTATCATAATCTATCAAATTAGTTTCTGTTTCTAAATCTTTACTTCCAATATAAGGAGTGCAGTCTGTATTGTTCTTTCTGTATTTTTCTTTAAGCGAGTCATTTAAACTATTTCCAGTAAAAACTTTAGCATTGAATTTAAGTCTAGCTACCTTCCAATGTTCTGGAATTTCACCAATCCATTCTACTCCAGAATCTTTGAATGTTTCGTATTGTTTCATACTATGACATTACCGTTTTAATTAAACCATCTGTTTCTTTTTCTAAAGCTAAAATATCTGTTTTAATTTCAGATAAAGACCTTAACGGTTTGTATTGGTAGAAGTATTTGGTAAAGTTAATTTCGTAACCAATTTTTGTTTTCTTCTCATCTACCCAAGCATCTGGAACGTGTGGTAATACTTCACGCTTCATGTAACTTGCAATATCTTCTTTTAACGGTATGTTTTCTGTATCACGTAATTTAGAATCTGGTTTTGGATTTCCTTTGCTGTCTTTTACAATTTTACCGTTTTTTAAAACTGGACGTTCTACGGTTACTTTAGCGTACCCAAAATCTGTATTATCAAATAACTTACAATGTTTGTTTTCTTCAAAATCACCATATAATTTGGTAATATCCTGTATATGCTGGTCGGATAACTCGTTGCGTTTATCACCTAAAGATTTACTCATTTTTTTGAAGTAATCTACGGCATTTATTAACTGCACTTTTCCTTTGCGTTCTGTAGCTTTATGGTTGCTAATTATCCAGATATAAGTACTAATACCAGTATTATAAAATAGTTGATTAGGCAAAGCGATAACGGATTCTAGTAAGTCATTCTCAATTATCCATTGACGAATACTACTTTCGTTTTGCTTGCTACTTGGTGAACCAGAAAATAATGGTGAACCGTTGAATACAATTGCTAAACGAGAACCTCCTTGGTCTTTAGGTTTCATTTTAGACATTAAACTCATTAAGAATAAAAATGAACCATCGCTTACGGATGGTAACCCAGCACCAAAACGACCACCATGGCCAAGTGATTGGTGTTCCTCCGTTACTTCTTTTTGTACTTTTCCCCATTTCACACCAAATGGTGGATTGGTAATTAAATAATCGAACTTATGATTTATGAACTGGTCACCTTTTAGCTTCGCATCGTCTTTACTTTTTAAACTATTTCCTTTAGCAATGTTATCTGGTTTCTGACCTTTGATTAACATATCTGATTTACAGATAGCATAGGATTCTGGATTTAGTTCTTGTCCGAACACTTCCAATCTTGCATCTGGATTCAATTCGTTGAGGTATTCTTCTGCAACGGATAACATTCCACCAGTTCCAGCACAACAATCGAAAATAGTTTTTACGATTCCTTTTTGTGTTAGAATTTCTCTATCGTTCATAAACAGTAGATTCACCATTAAACGGATTACTTCACGAGGTGTAAAGTGTTCACCAGCGGTTTCGTTGGATATTTCTGCAAATTTTCGAATCAGTTCCTCAAACATATAGCCCATTTCCATACTAGAAACTTGAGCTGGATGTAAGTCTATTTCTTGGAAACGTTTTAGTACCATAAACAATAAGTTAGCTTCATCCAGTTTTGTAATCTGGTTTTCGAATTCAAACTGTTCTATGATTTCTCTGGCTTCTTCTGAAAAACCATTGATATAGTTTCGTAAATTGGAAGCAATATTATTTGGGTCGGCAATTAATTTATCAAAATCGAATAAACTAGCATTATGAAAATTATATCCAGCAACCTTATTTAAAATAGGGTCTAGATTCTGGATATTCATGGTTTTAACTTGCTCATGCTTCTTTAGAACCTCTGCTTTAGTCTCTTTTAGTACGCAATCTAAGCGTCTTAAAACTGTAAAAGGTAGTATTACTTTTCCGTAGTCACTTTGTCGGTAATCACCTCTTAATAAGTCAGCTATAGACCAAATAAAACTAGCAGATTCTTTAACGTTTGTCATGTAATTCTTTTTCTAAAATTTGAAAAATAAATATAGGATTAATATCTCGTTTAGCCTTCTAAAATTAATAAGATTTAAGTTAATAGGTAATTATTAAATTACTTTTTTACTACCATTTGCTTAACCCATGTTTTAACATCAAATTGTGCTTCAATTATTTTTTTTGCTTTAATTGTTGAGGTTGCATAACAATGAACATCTAATTGTTGACCTCCATTTTTTACTCTAATTCGTCCAAAATATTTATTTAAATTTGTATTTGATACACCTTCCTTTAACTTTTCTTTTGATGTTTCAATTTCTTTTCTGATATTCAAAATTTTAATTTGATGCATTATTTCATTTCTTTTTTCTTGGTCTTTTTCGTCATTTAACTCCAGTTGTTTTGTTGCAATTTTTGAATTAATGATATTTATTTTATTTTCTTCCATATTTTTTTAAAATTTATTTAGGTGTCCGTTAATCTTTTTTACTTTCTAGCTTTTCGATAAAAAAACCTCAACTTTTATTTTATTACGTTTTAGCGTTGAGGTGTCGTTACTCTTTAAAAAAGTACCTATTTTTTTTGTAAAATATTTTTTTTACAGGTGGGATAGGCACTTTTTTCAATTTAATTTCAACCTTAATATAAGGTAGTATACGTCGAGGTGGTTATCTAACCTCCCTCCATAACACTTCCAAATTCTTACTTTTTTTCAATAGCTCAAACTCCAATAATAGATGTTTATCATCCAGTATAACATCACTTTCGTATTCGCTTAAAACATAAACTTTAAGTCTTCTTTTTAAATCAGGGTGCTTATCGAAGTTTTCGACTTCTAATTCTTCATACTTTTTTACATCAGTTAATTCAATAAGTTTCATTTCTTTTCTTAATCTCTCTAGTTCTCTCATTTTTATTTATTTATTTATTCTCTTATAAATAGACGATTATCCTGTTTTTCAGATTTAAAAACTCATCTATAATTAATTTTAAAATCATTATTTAAATAGTTTACAAAAGATTTAAAATTGCACCAATATCTTTTTACAGTTGAAATACTTAATTGCAATAACGAAGCAATTTTTTTCTGGGTAATTTTACCATTAGACTCAAAATCCCATTCTTCAATACATTCATAAATTTTCTCGGTAGTTCTTTCTTTTGCCATACCACTCAATACTTTGTTAACAATTTTCATTTTGTCTTTAAATGATATTTTATTATTTGGATTAAAAAGAATCCGTCTCTTTTTATTATAGAACATCTTTAAATCATTTGATTCTTTTAATTTAAAAATACTGTTAATCAATCTGTTTAATTCATTATCTGGTAACTTCGGACTCATAGCATTATCATTAACACTATTTGCTAAAACTTTAATATAGGCTTTGCTTATTTGAAGATTTAGAGCTACAATTTGAGATAGGTAGATAAAAAGCACACTGTTTCTTCTTCCTTTTTTAACCTTTAAAGGTATAAACGGTATACATAATGATTCTTTTTCTTCATTAAATACGATATATGCTGAATCGTTGTTTTTGAAATAATCATTTATATTATTATACCTAACTTTAATCTGATTCTCAACATTAAAAAAGGTTTCATTTGTAGTTAAACACTCTTTTCTTTTTTTAAGTTTAATGGGAGATGAGACTTTTTCTATTTCTAAACAATTAAATGTTTTAGAATTATAATTAATATAGATATCTGGGTCATAACTCTGAATAGTTTGTTGAGTTGCTTTTCTAGCACATTTATCTGAATAAATATTTAATAAAGTTGATATCTTAATATAACTATCACTAAAATTATTAATAGACAAATTATCAACTTTAACCAAAACACAATAACCTGTTAATGATAATGATTTCCATTTAGCAAAAATAAAATCACTCGCTGGTATTTCATCTACTTGGTCAACATCTATATAAATTAAACCCGTAGGTGCTATAATATTTTTATTGGAAACTCTATCATTAAAAAGAAAATTAAATCGAAACGTAGGTATTAAAAGTTTTCTAACTTCATCATAATCTTTACTTCCTTTTTCAAAAGTTCTAGCATGTTCTATATGTTTTATTGCAGAATCACCATCTTTAATAATTTTAAAAACCTCTTCAATTTCTGATAAACCAAGAACACTAGAACTTTCTGCATTCCTATACCTAGTTACTTTATACATCTTAACTAGCTTTATTAGTAAATAAAACCCAGTTAGAATTCTTTTTAAGTACCTCAGCTAATAAGGCTACAGGATAAAGATATACATCACCAATAGTAGTATATGGTATTAAACCAGAATCTCTATATTTTATGATTGTATTAGATGACAATCCAAAATTTTCTTTGAGGTCTTTGTTTCTGTAGTAAGCAATATTAGGCGTGCTTGTTCTCTTATTAAGGTTTTTCTCAATAACTTCCAGTTTATTTAATACTGGGTTTAGCAGACTTTGAAGTTTGTCTGCTGATAATAAAAGTAGCTGTAAATCTTTGTTTTCCATAATATAATTTGTTTAGTATTATGGTACAAAGATAAATTGATTATCAAGCTATAGCTAGGGATTCCCAGCGATTCCCTGTAGATTTTAAAGCTCTCCTTCCTCTTTATAGGCTAGCAGTTCTTCTTTTCTTTTAGTAAATTTTGAAATAATAAGTTCAAGTAGATTCATTTCTTGACTTTTGTACTGAACAACTTTTTGACACTTAGTAAACTCCTTATTAATATTCTTAATTTTATCTAATTTATTGTTATATATATAGTACATATTTGAGCTATCTATATATTTTATAAGATTGGTATATTTCTTCTTCTGTCCATTCTTAGCTAAATTAATTATTTTTGCATCGAACAAAGTTTTATAAAAAAAAGCAACATCCATTTTATTAAGACTAAACTCTAGTTTTAGATTATTGGGGTCGTTATCAAAAACCTCTTCTAAAGTTAATTTATCTTCTTGAAAGTTTTCTAGTTTTTTAATGAGATTGACATAAGTATCTAGATATTTTGCTATGTTTTTTAATAAAATTTTAATATTTTCAAAATAAAAAGAAAGTTCAACATAAGAATACAGCATTTCAATTTTTTCTGCATCAGATTCAAATTCAGCAATAGACAGTTCTCCCATTTCAATTTTTTCAAGAAGTAATTCTTCTAATTGGTATTTCTCTTCATACAATGAGAAATCTGGGTCTTCCATAACCAAATAGTCCTCAGAATAAAAAATGCTCCCTAATAATTGAATAATATTATGAAATTTAAGAAAATTAGGGTTCCCCCAATCTTCGATGCCATAATGTAATAACTCACTACATGGTTTTATAGGCTTTTTCATTGAATCAGGTGTACTGTATTGGCCTGAAAAAGTAGATTTAAGTTCCTCTAAATTTTCGTGATTAAACCTTGTAGCATCTTCATATTTCTGCAAAACATCTTGATGAAATAATTTAATAAATTTTACTTTTCTTGGGCTATCTAAATCAGCAATATCATCAATTTTATCAGTAATCCTTTTGTACCAATTTGAAAAATATTTAACATCGGCTTCTATCACCCAAGTGTCATGATTTGCAAATGTTTGATGGTCTTGTTGAAAGTAAATTTCTGGCTTAGAAATCTTTTCAAGTTCAGCATTTAGCTCGATAATGTTTTTCATAATAAATTTTGGTAAAAAAAAAGCCCGCAACATTGCGAGCTTGTAATTTATTAATTTTAAAATAACTAATTGAACTTCTCACTTAATTTATTCATATCATTTTTAACATTTACATCCAAAACTTTAGCATAATGCTGAGTCATTGTTATTCTTGTATGCCCCATCATTGAAGAAACATTTTCAATAGCAACGCCATTACCTAGTGTAACAGTTGTAGCGAATGTATGCCTTGCTACATAATGTGTTAACTTTTTATTTATGCTACATAAGTCCGCAATCTCTTTGAGATATTCGTTAATCTTCTGGTTGCTAATTGTTGGCAGTAATTTATCACCTTCTAAATGAGCGTATTTGTCTATAATCCGTTTAACTGGCAGTAAGACAGGTACATTCGATTTTATACCTGTTTTAGCCCTATGTGTTTTAATCCAATAAGCATCATCACTATCTTTAATTAGGTTGTTTTTTGTTAGTTTCTCAACATCTACAGGAGCATAGCTAGTATAACATGAAAATAAAAAAATATCTTTAACTCTATTTAATCTCTCCGTACTAAACTCTTTTGCTTCAATTCTTTTCAGTTCATCTTTAGTCAGGAATATGGCATCCTGAATTACAAGTTTTTCATCATAACATAAAAAAGGATTACTCCTAATTAAATTACGCTTAATTCCATATTTACAAACAGTTTTAAAACATTGAAAATACTTTACGACTGAATTATGACTAATACCCACCTTACTCTTAAAAGTAGACTCGTATTTAAGATAAGTCTCTAGATTGTAAATAAACTGATTATCAATATCAGTAAGATTAAATGAAGTTTTACGGTACTTTAACTTAATAAAAATTAATAGTAAATCTTTTGCTCTATTATACTTTTGTAGAGACGCCTTACTTCGCTCTCCTGCAATAGATTTACGTTCAAAATAATAATTATGCTTTTCAAAAAGTTTAATAATATCGATATCTCCTTCTAAAGTAATTTTACCATTCAGTTTATTTTTAACATCAAATAAAGTAGTGTTTGGATTGCTTTTAGAAAGTTCAAAATAAATACATTCAATTTTATTTTCTAATAATTCCATGGCCATTTTACAATTCTTTTCAGGATTGAGACGAAGCGTATTTCTTAGCTTATTAGTGAATACCCATCTTTCTTTACTAATAAATTTACCACTACTTAAAGTGGTTGTTTTGCCTTGTAATTCAATTTTAGCATAAATAGGAGACTCACCTTCTTTGTTCTGCTTATCTGTTTTCAGATAAAAAAATGTTTTAATCAT